AATGGTACATAGGATTACCATAATATTTTGTTGCGACAATATCAGGTGTTTCGCCATCTTCTACTGTATATTCATCAAATATAAGAGTATTAGCTGAGACATTTGTACGCAGGTTGACACGTCTTAAAATATCTGTTATAAGTGTACGTTGTTCATTGTTCTTTAAATCATATTCGTACAATGGAAATTGAGCAAAATACATCTTAATATCCTTCTACAATTTTTTCTTTCGTCATTATTTCTGTTTCTGTAAACGTTAATGACATATTAATTTCTGTAGGTGGAGGACTTCCATCAACTGGTCTAAAGTGTTGACTTTCACCACCTGGACCGTATGTAACGTCCATGTCAGTAAGTACGCAACCACCTGTAAATGGATACCATTGATTTTCTACACCTTGAAACATATAATATATTTCAAACTCACTTGGAAAGATTAAGTGTCTACCAACTGCTTCGTTTTGTACACGTTCAGGTAACATATGAAATTTAAATAACTTAATAATGTTATCTACAGTACGCACCTCGTTTTCACTTCTTGGTGTAAATCTAAAACTGTATGAGAATGTTCTTAAATCTACTGATTGGAATATTGCTTCAACTGCCGGGTTCAATGCTTTCTGTTGACCTTTTCTTAACACACCCTCTAAATCACCACCAGATACTAGATCAGCAGCACCAGCTGCTAATTTCATTGTAAGTGTATCAGTTAATGCTTCCATAATCGTATTGAATGTTGCCGTGTTACCAAGTTGTTTTAACATACCATCAACACTTGTTGCCTCTGCTAATTGTTGACCAAGTACACCTGCAAGACCTGTTTCTGAATTTTTATAATTCGTTTTGTAATTTGTTTTGAAGTTAGGTGGCATATACAATGCAATTACATCACTTGTACGTTTTAATCTACCACTTCTTTTTAATGCACCACTAATTGAAACTTCTTTATCTCTTTCTACTGTGATAGGATCAATAATAGGTTTTGCTACTTGAGCAGATGAAGTAATACCTTGTTGTTTTTTATGTTTCTTTGTAATTTTTTCTTTTATTTGACCACCATGAATATTCTCTCTTACAATTTCACTTGTCTCAGTTTGTGGTCCTGAATATTTACTTTTTGCAACTTCATAAATGTAAAACATAATGTAGTGACCAAATTCTGCTGTACCTAAGTCATCTGGATATTGTACACTACCAAATTGATATGGATTCTTTGCAACATCTAAATGTGCTGATGATGAATTACGTCTTGTTTTTCTGGATAGGTCAACACCTGAGGCAGCACTTGCCTTAGATGAACCTTCTAAAACACCACCAAACAGACGACTTCTTAATAATTGAGCTAGGCTTGACATACTACTATTTATATGTTATAATGGAGATATTGTAGACCAATGTTTTAAAACATCTTCAGTTATGATACGAAACTTATACCCTTTCTTTTTACAGTATATCTCCGTAGCGTCCCACTTCGCTTTATTGATGATATATTGTTCAGTAGTATATTTCCAATCTTTCGTCACTCTTTTTGGTTTACGAGGTGGTTGCGTATATTTTTTAGGTTTAATTTCAATAACGGTTTCTGTTATCGTACCATGTTTATCTTTGTATTTTAACCAAATATCAGGAAAGTATCTATGTATCTTTCTATCAAAAGGACTACGGTAAGGTATGAAAAACTCCTCACTTGACCATTTAAGAACAGCAGGATTCAAGTCACAATACTTCATTACTATTTTCTCCCAACTACTACGAAATATGATGTTTGTTGGGTCACCTTTATATTTCTCTGGAAAGTATGGTCTATACTTGTTAGAAACTGCTATTTTATGGACATACTTACCAATCTTCTTTTTCTTCATTCCATTATTTAGATATAAATAGTAACATGGCAACAGTATTTGATATAATAAAAAAAGAAGGTGGTACACCAGAAAAATCACTTGCATGGTATCGTAAAAAGATAAATCAAATATCTAATAAAATATCTGCAGCTGGATTAATGAGAAGTGGTAAATTATACTCTACACCTCAAACAAATGGTTTAAACTTTTTTAGATATAATCCTAAATGGAAAGAAATATTACCATACTATGATTTATTTCCTTTAGTATTACCTATACAGTCAGCACCTGGTGGTTTTTTAGGTGTTAACTTTCATTATTTACCAATACAACTAAGAATGAGATTATTTGAAACTTTAGCAGATAAAAATTTTAAAGGTGATTATAGAGCATTAAAAAATGTTAAAGAAATAAAACCAACACTTAAACATTATTTAAGAAGTCAATTGGCATCAAAATTTTTAAGATTAGAAGAAGATGAATTTGCTCCTGCAATTTTTATGCCAGTACAACAATTTAGAAAAGCAGGTGCAAGTACAGTATGGTCAAAAAGTAGGAAAATGATATAATGGATTGGTTATACAAATTACTAGAACATTACTCAAGCAAATTAAATGTTTGGGCATGGAACAAAAGATGGAAAAACAGAAATACAGGTACAGGATATGGCAATAATAAGAGGCGGTAAAAGAGTAGGTCCTTTTGATATAAGATTAGGTTTGCCTCGTGGTAGAGAGTATGATAACATACCAGGTGATCCACGAATAAAAAGTAGAGCAAATCCTGAGACTACAATTAATAGATTTAGAGCAGCTATTTCAAAAGGTGAAGGTGTTGCTCGTCAAACAAGATTTTTAGTTAACATTAATTTACCTACTGGTGATATACTACAAGGTTTAATTAATGAACAAAATAATCAGGCAAAAGAAAATGTTGTATCAGAAACAGGTGTAGGTCCTGCAGGTAAAAATGCTACGAACATAGAAATGGCACAAGATGTTTCTTTAATGTGTACAAACATTACAATGCCTGCTAGAACATTTACAACTAACCCATATCGTATTGCAGGAGCACCTTATAAGTATCCTGTGCAAGTGTTGTATGGTGATATACAAGCAACATTTATTGGTGATAAATTTATGCGTTTAAGAAACTTTTTTGAAATGTGGCAACAAAGTATCTATAATAATCAAACTGGTATGTTTAATTTTTATAAAGAGTACACTGGTAATATAGATATATTTCAATTAGGTTCTTTTGATGAAGCGGAAGACCGTGATAGAGCAACATACGGTGTACGTTTAAGAGAAGCGTTTCCTGCTCAAATAGGTGAAGTCTCCTATGATAGTGGTACACAAAATCAATTCGTACAAATTAACGTTACTTTCGCATATAGAGATTGGTTAAACTTTGATTTAGATGTGGACTCAACTGGAAAAGTTGGTGGTCTATCATCTGGTGAGGTGAAACCTGGTCATGGTGGTTTTTTACAAGGATTACCACCTGAATTAAGAAGAACAGGTAGAGACGTACTTAACGGTATTAAACGTTCATTACCTGTTGGAAAAGTATTTGGTGGTAAAATATTCCCGCCACTTACATTTTAATAATAATTAAGGAGATATATTATGGCTTTACCCAAGCTGAATACACAAACATTTGAATTGACAATTCCAAGTTCAGATGAAAAAATAACATTTAGACCCTTTCTTGTAAAAGAAGAAAAGATATTACTTCAGGCACAAGAAGGTGGTGATAATGAAATGATGCAAGCATTGAAACAAATAGTTTCTAACTGTACATTTGATAAAATAGATATAAACAAATTACCTAGTTTTGATATTGAGTACATTTTTTTACAAATTAGAGCAAAGTCTGTAGGTGAAAAAGTAAAACTTAACGTGCCTTTTCCAGGTGATGAAAAGACAAAAGTTCCTACTGAAATTGATTTAACTCAAATTAATGTAGAAATGGACGAAAATCATACTAATAAAATTCAATTAACAGATAGTATTAGTGTTGTGATGAGTTATCCAACTCTTTCAACATATTCAGGTAAAAATCTAAAAAATATTTCTGCTGATGATGCTGTCAAGTTAGTAGCAGATTGTATCTATCAAATTATTGATGGTGTTGAAACACACGAAGCAGTTGATGTTAATTCAAAAGAATTAGAAGACTTTATTAATAACTTAACACAAGAACAATTTAATAAAGTACAAGATTTTTTTAATACAATGCCAAGATTGAAACATACTGTAAACTTAACACACCCTAAGACAAAGAAAAAAGGTAAGATTGTGTTAGAAGGTTTACAAAGTTTTTTTTAATATGCCTCTCACATATTGATTTAGAAACTTATTATGATATAATTTTTAGAATGACAATTTATAGAGATTTTATATCTTTAACTGAAATTGAAAACATGTTACCTTATGAGAGGGAGGTTTATTTGACTTTATTGAATGAACATATAAAAGAAGAAAACAAAAAGTTACAAGAAAGTAAACTTAGATAGGAGAAAACATGGAAGACAAAGAAGTAAAAGTTGCTCAACCAAAGCAAAAGATAAGTGTTGATTTAGAAGTTGACACTTCAATAAAAGATTTAGGTATTAACCCTTATGCTAAACTTATACACTTAGCAAGAGCAGTTGATAGTTGGAGAATATTTCCAAGAGTATTCATATCAACATATATTTTCTTACTATACAAAGTAGTAATATGGTATATGGAATTAG